AGGGGCTACTTCTTCGCCTTCGCCTTCACGGGCGCAGGGCGCACCGGCTCCGGGGGCTCCACCGGTGCGTCCGGGGGTTCCACCGACAGAGGCTGGGGGTCGAAGGGAGAGAACCACTTCGGCACCCGCTCCCCGTCGGTGAACTCCACGATGGAGCCGGTTTCCCAGAACCTGCCCGAGAAGTCGGTGCAGGTCCGGGTGCAGACGTACCTCACGACGGCCAGCCCCTAGTAGGCGACGGGAACGACGTTCGTCTGGATGTCCTTCACCAGGGCGACGTAGAACTTCCCGGCGGTGAGGGCGGCCGTGCCGATGGTGATGACCCCCTTGACGTACCGGTAGAGGTTCTTCGGGAGGCGGACGGCCATGACGACCGTACCGGCCGTGAGACTCGCCTTGGCGATGGCGGCCGTTTCTGCGACGGTCACCCAGGTGCTGTTGTCCAGGGAGTGCTTCAGGGTGAACTGGACCGTGGCGTCACCATCGGACTTGACGGACTCGGTGACCAGGACCATGGCGATGAGTTCGTCGTTGGCCCCGCCCCTCTTCACGAGGTCGATGACGTTCTCCGTGTCGTGAGCCTCGGCGGTCGTGGGGGCCTGGCTGTTGGCCAGGAGAAGCTGTTTGTCAATCCACACGTTGGTGTCCTCCTTTCGGGTTATGGGAGTTGGCCAGGAGAAGCTGTTTGTCAATCCACACGCTGGTGTCCTCCTTTCGGGTTATGGGAAAGGGGCCGCCACAAGGACGGCCCCGCTTAGGACGTCAGCGCCCCAGCACTAGGAGAAGCTGATGGCGGCTTCGGTGGAGAGGATGGCGTCGCAACGCCTGACCGGGATTTCGTCGAAGGCCAGGACACGCTTCCCGGCCACGGAATCCCAGGTGAGGTTCACGTTGCTCTTGGCGATGATCTGCTTCCGCAGGGCCGTGCGAACGGTGCGGTTGCAGTACCAGGCGGCCTTCCCCATCCTGAGGGAGGGGATGCGCTCCGACGCCTCGATCATGAGGTTCACCAGGTCGGCCGCCCCCGAACCGGAGATGAGGTTCGAGACGTCGATGTTGCAGATGCGGACGACGTAGCGCCAGTCGGCCACCACGAGCCCCGTGTGCCACTCGTAGTGCCCCCGGTAGCCCTGGAACTTGTTGCCTGCGGCGTCGGTGAGGGTGACCTCGCCCAGGTTCTGGTGGTCGATCCCGGCGGTCGTTCCCTTGGGGTAGATGCCGTGGACCGTCTCGGGGCTCCAGACCACGAGCCAGACGGAGGTGTTGTCGCTCCCGGAGCCGCCGCCGTTGACAAGCTGTTCCTTGTTCCCGGCGTTCAGGGCGTCGGAGAAGCGGGGGGCCAGGCCGAGGAAGCGCTCGGGGTTGGTGCGGGTGTCGCCGTAGAACAGGGTCGTGGCCATGGCCTGGTTCATGGACTCCACGAAGGCCTTGTCCTGGGAGAGGCGGAACTCGGCGGTGTTGCCGTTGAGACCGGCCACCCGCTTGTCCACCTCGGAGTAGGCCTCAAGCATGCCGCAGGTGTCGGTCACCTGGGCCGTCTGGGCCTTGCCGTTGGGAACGCCGTAGTTCAGGAGACGCCAGGCCACCTCGGGGAGGCCGGTGCGGATCGTGGACAGGTGGCCCGTGGGGAGGTTGCCCTCCACGTAGACCATGTCTTCGAGGACTTCGTTGGTGCGGCCGAGAAGTTCGACGATCTTGTCGATCTTCCCGCCGGGGTTGAGCATCCTGGCGTGGTCCTGGAGGGTGGGGAGGTTGTTTCCAATCGTACTCACGCTTATCGCCCCTTTCTAGGTTTTGGTTGGGTTGAACCTACTTGCGGTGTTCGGGGTAGAGGACCTCGGCGTCGGACTTCACGGCACCGGCCGACTCGGCCTCGACGAACTTGGGGTCCTGGGCGATCTTGCCCAGGCGGTAGAAGAGCCTGATGAACTCCTTGTGGTTCCCCACGAAGAGGTCATCCATGAGTTGGGCCAGTTCAGGCGTGCCGAACTTCTTCAGGCCGAACTTGGCCGTGGCCAGCTTCTCCTCGTGGTCGGCCCCGCCGATCTCGGGGTCCGCCTTGGCCTCCGTCTGCCAGCTTTCGATGGTCTTCTCCCATTGGCCCATGAGCCGCTGGGAGGCCTCCTTGGCCAGCTTGGCGTGGAGGTCGGCGAACTTCTGGGCGGCCTCCTGGGAAAGCTTGGCCTCCTTGGCCAGTTCCGTGAACTCGCCCAGGACGGCCTCGTCCAGGACGAACCCCTCGGGCACCTGCAGGTCGTACTTCTCGGGCACGGCGTCTTTGTCGCCGTCGTCCTTGCCGTCGGCTTTCTGGTCGTCGGCCTTCTGGTCCTCGGCCTTCTGGTCTTCGGCCTTCTGGTCCTGGGCCTTCTGGTCCTGGCCCTTCTGGTCGGCCGTGTCCTGGAAGAGGTGCTGTTCCAGGCTGGTGTCTTCCGCCTTCTGGTTTCCGGTGTCACCCTGGTTCAGAAGGGATTCGGGCATTACGCTTCCTCCTCCTCGTCGCTCATCAGGCCTTCCGCCACGGCCTCGGCCCACAGGGTGCCGAAGCTGTTGGGGTCGACCTTCTGGATGTCGTTCAACACCAGCAGGGCCACGTTCCGGTGCCCCTCCAGGAAGAAACTCGTGGAGTTGCCGGTGAAGGTGGTGCGGAAGAGACTCCCGATGGTCAGGAGCCTCCAGACGAAGCGACGGCCCTCCCGAGTGGAGAGGACCGCCCTGATGTCGTTCAGTTCACGCTCACGCCGCTGTCGGCGCTCTTCCTGGGTCTCCTGGTCGACGAGACCGGCCCTCAGCTTCCGGCCGATCATGTCGTCCAGGGTCTCCCCCTTCTTCACGGGCCTCTGCATGGCCTACATCCCTCCCGGTACCCCCTGGAGCGCATAGCCTCCCTGGAGATTGCGGATCACCTGGTCGAGCATGTTCCCGTCGCCGGTCTTGGCGGCGGACAGTTCCCTGGCCGTCTTGGCCCCCTGCTCGGCGGTGGCCATCATCGTCTGGGCCGCCACCTGCTGGGCCCTGACCTGGCGAATCTGGGCCACCATCTCGTCGGAGACCACGACGGACGCCGGTACGCCCAGCATGTCGGCGTACTCGTCCACAAGCTGGTCGAAGTCCACCTTGTCCAGGGCCTCGGGCTTCACCTGGGCGATTCCGCCCACGAAGGTGACGAACTGCTCCAGGGTGACCGTGCCCACCAGCTTCTGGCTCTGGGCCAAGAGGGAGACGTACTCCACCTTCAGTTCCTGGCCCTGGAGTTCCTCCGGCGGCGGCGGGATGAGTTCGCTCTCCAGCATGATGCCGAAGGTCCGCTTGATCACCTTGTTCAGGAGTTCCGTGTCCAGGCGCTCCAGGACCGGCCCCAGCATGAGAAGCTTCTCCTCGTGACGCTCAGCCACCTCTCGGGCGGTCATCTCCCGCCGGTCGGACATGGAGAGCATCAGGAACAGGTCGGCGTAGAAGGTCTGGCGGATCGCCTCGGCAACTTCCAGGATCGTGTCCTTGAGCCCCGAGAGGTCCGGTTTCACCTCGTAGAGCGGCCGGATGCCCATGTTGGAGGCGTTGGGGTTCACGAAGGTGATGCCGCCGGGCATGGATCGGACGCCCTGCTCGGCCACGTCGGGCGGCGCCTGGAGCGGCGGGTCGTAGGACTTCTCGATCCCCGTCAGCTTGTCCATCTCCAGGACCATCAGTTGCTTGGCGTCCGGGAGTGCCTCCCAACCGGGCCCCATGCCGTAGACGTGGGGGCCCAGGGTATCCCATCGGGGCGCCATGATGGGCAGTTCCGAGTAGCCCTTCACCTGGACGATGCCGTCATTGGGGGCGTCGGGCATCCAGTAGACCGAGACGAAGGGCTTCTCCCGCTCCATCGGGTGGATCGGGTACTTGCCGTCGTTCGGCTCGATGAAGTGGTAGACCGAGAACTTCGAGAAGGGCTTGTCGTTGGCCGCCCGGATCACGGCCGTCGGGAGGACCTTCTCGTCGAAGAGCCGCACCAGGTTCAGGGCGGACATGCGGATGTGCCGCCCGAAGGTGTCCACCTCCAGCTTGGGGTTGTTCGCCAGGACGTACTCGCCGAAGGTGAAGGAGCGGCAACGGATGACCGTGTCGTAGTCTCGGTCGATCATGAGGGGGCCCGTGCCGAAGGTGCCCAGTTCGGCGTAGACCGAGTGAAGGCTGTTGTAGAAGTTCGACTTATGGAACACGCCCATCATCCGGTCTCGGACGTCGTCCAGCCAGAGCCTGGCGTTGGGGAACTCCGATAGGTAGGGGTCCGCCACCATGAGGCGGAACCAGGGGCGTGCGGGGCTCGTGAGACCGGCCTGGAGACCGGCCGCCAGGGTCCGCACCGAGCGCTTGGGCATCATGTTCAGGATGTCGTCGCCTCGCTCGTGCCACTTGTCGTAGTCCGAGTCGGCGAAGATGCCCCGGTGTGGGTTGATGTACCGCACCAGGTCCTCGGCCACCCGGAGCCAGGGGTCACGGAGTTCCTCCAGTTCCTTCCAGCGGGAGGCGAGGAAACTCCTCATCGGGCTCGCCATTCCATACCCCCTCCCCCTTTACTGCCCCAGGAGGCTCTTCTTCTGCGTCCTGGCCTTGTTCCCCAGGCCCTGGCCGGACGTCAGAAGGGTGGACTTGTACCCCTGGGCCGCTCTCTGCTTGCGGCGCTCCTCCCAGGCGGCCAGGGTCGGATCGGTGTTGATGTCGGCCTTCGTGGGAGCCGGAGGCGCCTCGGGCATTTCCGGCGTGCTGAAAAGACACACGGCTATCTCCTCCTTCCGAGTCTTGAGAATGGGTGGTACGCCTCCGCACCGGCGAAGGGGTGGATGCTGTCGGGGCCCGAGGCCAGCGGGATGTTGGCCGGTGTCGGCACCGCAAACGTCAGGGCCAGGGCGTCGCCGTAGTCGGGAGACGGCAGGCCTCGGTCTCGCATGTCTTCCTTGGCTTCGAGAATCATCTTCCCGGCCGGTGTGAACCAGTATTGGGGGCCGCAGAGGTCGTCCACAAGCTGGTCGATGGGCGGCAGGGCGCCACCGGCCTCCAGCCAGTCCTTCACGCCGTGCCACATCTCCATGCGCTTGTTGGCAAAGTGGGGATTCGACGAGACCCAGCCGAAGTTCACCTCCACCACGTTGCGCCAGCCCACCTGCCGGAGCCGGTCCACCACGGCGCTCCCCATGGCCACGTCCACCAGGAGGCTCTGGGGCCGGACCTGGATCATCTCACCGGCGGTCTGGTCGGCCACCGTCATGGTGTCACGCTTGGCCCACCACCGGCGGATGGCGGCCCTCAGGCCCTGGCGCTCGGCCAGGACCGTCTTGCAGTCGCCGTACCGGGCCACGTCCAGGCCGAAGAGGATGGCGGCGAAGTCGTACTCGTCCTTCCTCAGGTGCCGCCGGGTAGCCTCCTCGGCAAGCTCCCTGGGGATAAGCTGCTGGAACGAGGCACTCGGGAACTCCCCCAGGACCCTCACCCGGTAGATGTCGTGGTCCTCGCTGTACTTGGTGGCCATGCGCTCTATGTACTCGGGCGACACCAGGGGGCTGTCCAGGCAGGAGAAGCGCAGGGGAACCCAGAGGTTCCGGTCACGGTTGTGGGAGTCGTAGAAGTAGCCGGTGGTCTGGGTCGGGTTGCTCGTCATGACGACACGGGCGTTCGGCGTGGAGAGGGCGCCCTCGGCCGCCTGGAAGATGGGGTCCGGCACACCGGAGGCCTCGTCGATGATGAACATGAGGTTCTCGGCGTGGAAGCCTTGCAGCGCCTCGGGATTCTCCTTCCTGGCGGTCCTGGCGACGGCGAACTGGGAGTATTCGGCTCCCCGGACCTTCACCTGGTCCGCCTGGACGGTGACCTGGCGCCGGAACCAGTCGGGCATCCGGCTGTGCCACTTGGCGATTTCGGCCCAGAGGACCGACTGAAGCTGGTGGCCGGTCGGGGCCGTGCAGGGCACACGGCTGTCCTCGAAGCAGATGGGATGCCAGAGGGCGAGCCAGGCCAGCGCTGTGGTCTTTCCCGTTCCATGTCCAGAGCGGACAGTCACCCTGGCGCCTGGCCTCGCAACGGCCTCCAGCAGCTTCCTCTGCTGCTCGGTGGGGTTCACGCCGAAGACCGACTGGACGAAGTAGAGGGGCTCGTCACGGAAGCGCCGGAACTCAGCTATCAGGCTCTCCCTGTCCTCCACGGGTGGCCGCCTCCCTTCGCCTGCGGAGCTCGTCCAGGATGCCCACGATGGTCTCCCCGGCGTCCACGTCCAGCTTGTCCTTGAACATGGCCAGGTGGCGCCCCAGGAGCTCCAGGGCCTTCAGCTTGTCATGGAGACGGACCTTGGTGGTGCAGGTGTTCCCAACACTTTGAGAGACCTCGGCGATGGCCGCCTTCGTGTCGGTGTCCAGTTCGGCCGTGTCTCGGACCTTCACCCTGCCGCCCTCGATGTAGGCCACTAACGTGGTATCAGCAAAAGCGATTCGAGATAGCTCCAGGAGAACACGGTCCACGGTCACGGAAGACCTGGCCTGGGCTGCCTTCACACGCTCTTCGATGGCGGCCTGAACCTTGGGGTCCTTAAGCAGGGTGCTCCCCCGCCAATGGGCCGACTTCTCGGAATAACCGGCACGAATGGCCGCCTGGGTTGCGTTCTGGTCCCTCATGTACTCGTCCACGAAAAGGGCCTGGTTGAGGGTCAGCCCGTGCAGGTTGGGCTGTTTGCTGGCCATCGGGCCTCACCTCCTGTCGAAAGGATTGACGCCGCCGTAGGGCTCGCCTGGTCGAAATCCAGGCCCCGCCTCGTCGGGTAGGCCGCCCCTGGGCATGTAAAACCGGCCTGGAGGGTGGACGCCCCCTGGTTCAGGCCGGTGCCGACGCTCACAGCCACGTCCATGGCACGGCGGCGCTTGCTTCCTGGAGCCCCAGGTTGGAATCGAACCAACACCGTCCGCTTACGAGGCGGTTGCTCGACCTTCGGGCTACTGGGGCACGAAAAAAGGGCCCCCTGGTGAGGAGGCCCCTATGCGGTTGTTCACCTGCGTCTTTCGATGATCCTTCACCCTGGCGGTGGAGAGACCAGGAACGAGACCTTGTCCAGGGTCACGTCCTCGTGGAGTTCCACCCGGACGATCTTGGCCAGGCCGAGGCCGTTGTGTTCCGGGATGACGTGGGCGTGGAGGTCGAAGCCCTTCACGGCCAGGTCGCTGTCGTTCGTTTCCAGGACGGTGATGGCCTGCCCGTCCGCCTGGATGGCCCTGACGGAGTACCGGAACCTACTCATCGGTGCCCTCCATGCCGGAGAGGATGCGGCTGATGGCAACCTCCATCCCCACGTCTTCGCCGTCCAGGGCACGCTCCGGGAGGTCAAAAAGCCGCTTGGCCACGACATCCCTGCCGTAGATGATGCTCCTGACGTAGTGTTCGCCGGGCTTCGAGTTGACGTTGTCCTCGATCAGGAGCGGGTCGATGGCCTTCTGCAGGGCCGAGAGGAGTTCCAGGTCGTCGGAGACCCAGAAGCGATTGACCCGGCCGTCGGCGGTCTCCAGGGCGAGCATGTAGGAGAAGCAACGATCCCCGGAGGTGTCACCGCTGGCCAGGGTGTCGGTGGGCACGATGCCCACGGAGACGGTGGGCTTGGCGATGAGTTCCAGTTCCTTGAAGAAGGGGCCCTCCCCCTGGTTTTGGTCCTCGATCAGGGCGGCGTGGGCGTCGAAAAGCCTCTCCATGACCGGGAGGCTGTTGCCGACTGCGATCCTCCGATGCTCCCCGTGAACCCCGTTGGCGAACAGCCCGTACTGCGTCTTCTCCTCCATGTTCATTCCCCCCTTGTCTGATGCGCCTGGGCTTTTTCCCAGGCGGTCTTCCATTTGCGGTCCAGGTCCGACAACAGGAACGAGTAGGCCAGCCTACCGTAGAACCTCCTCGGTTTGCTGACCGGCGTGGCGAACTTCCACTTGCACCTGACTGTGCCGTCCGTGGTGAGGACCAGGCCGGAGGCCCCCAGGCCCTGCGTCATGGCGTAGGGCCCCACTCCCATGATGGCGGCCACCTCTTCCAGGGTGCCCAGGAGTACCTGGGCCTCCCACGCCAGGCGGTTGACCGTGGCGATGAGGTCCGCCTGGATCAGGAACCCGAAGGGGCAAACACCTCCCATGTTGCGCCGGTTGTAGACCTCTGGGTTGTGACGCCGGACCATGCCGATCCGGGCCACGGGGCCGGTGCCGTTGACAGCCCCCCTGATGGCATCCAAGACCTCGTCACCCCAGGACTCGTCGGGCCACAGCAAACGCCCTCTGATGACGCCGG